CCGTAGTAGCGCAGGGGCACCGGGAACTTGCCCCGGAACGACATGTCGATGAACCGCTCCGTGCGGGTCTCTTCAAGCGTAGTCTTGTTGCCCAGGCGGGCGGCCACCAGGGCCTGCACCTGCTCGTTCGGATGATCTTGCAGAGCGATCATGCCCGGGTCAGTCTTGGCAAAAGCGTAGGTCGTGCGGCCCGTGGTCGGGCTTACCTTCAGCGGCGGGATCACGCCCAACAACTCAAGCGCGGCGGCGAACTTGTCGTTGGACATCAGGAGTTTCTTCAGCCCCTCGGTGCCTTCGGTGAAGATGGTCTGCACGAAGTCGGCGTTGCCCTGCTCGATCATCTTGTCGCGCAAGGTTGCCAAAAGGTTGGCTTTGCGGTCCTTGACTTCTTGCAAATGTGTGATAAGCAGATCGCGGTCCAACTCCAACACCGGCTCGATGAACATGCGCAGGGTCAGGTCGATCAGTTTGAGTTCGCGCGTCGGGAACCCACGCTTGAGGTAGATGTGGAAGAGTTTGTGCGTGAGGTCTACGTCGTTGCGGCAGTAAGCGGCGTACCCGGCGATCGCGTAGGCGGAGAAGTCCTTGCGCCGCATGCCCATGGCATGCACCACCTCGTCGCCCTTGGCCCCGATGGCTTCGCGCTCAGCCTGTGCGGCCAGACCGTGAGACTTCTCATGCGGGAACAGTGCGCGTGACATACCCAGGGTGTCAGCCCACGCCTTTGGATTGACTCCGTAGCGCCAGTTCAGGATGGCGCCGTCGAACATCGTGTTCTGTGCAAGCACCATGGCATTGCTCCAGTCGATCGCCTTGAGCGTGGCCTCCACCTCGGGTTGGTCCACCCACACCGTCGGTTCATTGTCGTGCTTGATGCCCACACCGATCACCTCGAACTCGGGGCGTCGGATGTACTCCTCCGTGGTCATCTTGGACAGCGAATATTCGCGGTCGTAGTAGGTCTCGAAGTCAATCGTTATTAGTTTCATCAGTCAGTTCCTGCGCGCGCCGACGGTATCGGTCACGGCCAGTTCGTTCGTATTGGTCGCGTTGTCGGAATCGCTTCTGCGTGATTTGCAGTTCTTCACTCGTCGGCTCCTTCAAGTGGCGAAGCAAAAAGGTGGTAATTGGATGTGGGGGAACGGTTTTCTTGGATGACATCAAGGCACTCCGTTAGGTACTCAATGTTCTTCTCGTTGATGACGAGGGCCACGCCCCCGGCATCGTCGATGTCGCGCAGGTGTTTGATCTGTAGCGCCGTGGGCTTGCCCCGTCCGGCCTTGCACTCGATGCCGATGAACCTGCCGCAGTAGCAAACCAGAATGTCAGGCGTGCCGTTGTTGGCATACGCCCCACCGATGTAGTTGACTGCGTACGCACCGCGCTCTTTGAGCATGGCGTGCACCTTCTTCTTGACCTTGGACTCTGGCGTTGCTACCACGGGGCTTCCTCGTACTGCTGTGCAGTTTCCTTGATCTGCTTGACGTTGCGCTTACACCATCGCTCCAGATCTGCCGGGTTGACGATCGTGAATGGCCACGTCGGGTATGGATCAGTAGGCTTGAGCCGCACCCCTTGCGGGGGCGGGTCCTGGGGCTTGGCACGTTTGGTCATGGCTTGAACATGCTGTTCATGGTTTCTTGGTAATCGAACACGCTGTCGAAGCAGTCCATCACCCTGACCTGTGCGGAACTGACGCCGCGCAAGCGGTCGTTGTACGTAAACACTTCCTTGGGAATCGCCGCATGGCCCAGTGCGAAGTCGCGCCCCAGTTGCGTGGGACGCCACAGCCCCGAGTGCTTGGACTTGCTGCCCTTGACGGGTGCGTTGCGCTCGATCAGCCCCCAGAACTTCAGCGTGGACATGGAGTTGGTGCGCACCAACCACCGAGGCGCCGTGTTCGGCACGTCGATCCATCCGTTGCTGAGCGGGGTCTGGCACAGCCAGAGCAGGGCCCGCACTCGGGCGCGGGTCACGGCATGCTTGTACGTCTTGCCCCACCGTGCACACACAAGGCAGTGCCCTCCCTTGCGGTCTATCGTCTCATGCCATGCGGTTTGCAGTTGACTCAGGGTCGGTTCCATTGTGTTTCTCCATTTCAGTTTCTAGTAATTTGTCTATGTAGTGGCGCGCCTTCTTCAGATCTTCTATTCCATTCTTGTGTCGCCATCGAGATAGGTACTTGACGGCGTTGCCATCCAAGTAGCCAAGACCCCAGTCAACGATGGCGTCCCAGGGTTCGATTTGGAACTGTTTGTAGTGGTTACCCGCGACTTGCGTATCGTTTGCTCGTGACGATGCGGGTTGTTTTGCAACCCCAGTCGTAGGTCTTGCGGCGTTCCCACGGTTGTGAACCTGTGCTTGTTTCGGCACTCGTATCTCCTTCGCTTCAGTCCATCAGTTGTGGTTCGGGTTTCAAGGGTGTAGGCACTCTCTCCGCACTCAGGGCACTGCATCTAATTAACTCCATCAGTTTGATCTGTTTCTTCTTGGCACGATAGGCGATCTGACGTTCGGCCTGCGTCTTCTTCTGACGCCGCTTGTCGTTGCCCTCACCAAGTTTGTAGATCTTAGACAGGTCCCGCCCCCGTGGGTCTTTCTCCCACCCGCTAATGTGGGCAGCGCCCGCACGGTGCAGTTCCCTGGTGTACTGGCATACGGTCACGTAGTGCAACCCGGTCATCTCCGCCAGTTCGGCACAGGTGTACGTGCCTTCGAGTAGTAGTTTGATGAGTTGCGCCTGCATGATCGCGTTGATCTTGATCTGCCGTTTACCCTTGGGGTTTGGTGGTGTTAGCACGAAGTTGCTCCTGTAGTTCCTTGACTTTCTCGTACGCGCACATGTAGTGCTCCGGCCCCCACGCCCAACAGTCGTGCGTGTGACTGCCAATGTGGTTGATGTAATCGTTGATCTGTTTGGCTAGTCTGTCTCCGTCTGGCGTGACGCGCCCCTCCGGGGTCACGGTATCCACGCGGCGCAACAGTTCATGGCAGCGCATCAGTAGGGTGATGTGGTTCATTTCTTCCTCAATCGAATCAGTTCGTCAAGCATGCGCTCCATCTGATCTGCTGCGTGTAGGTGGAACGGGCTTATGGGGATGTTGCGTGCGAGGGTTCTCATCATGCCGATGGTCACCCGCACTGATCTCTCAGACACTTTCTGTCTTGGCTTGGGCTCCGCATCTATCTGCGTCAGTAGCGCGTCCGCGTGCTCCATCTGTGCCGGGGTTACTTCCAAGAGTTTTTTCATGTCCTGCTCCTGTCTTTCCACCATGCTTCAAAGAAGCCCCAGATGACGCCGCCGATGGCGCTGCCGATGATGATGCTGATGATGGTTCCAAACAGGAACCCCGGAGAAATTTCGCAGTTCATGCCAACCACCCCATCCACAGCATGAACGTCACCACGGCAAAGAACAGGAAGCCCAGAGCGGCCAACATGATGATGAGCCACCCGAAATCGTCCATGCCATCGTCTTCAAGTCGATTCATTGCTTGTTCCTCCAGAACCATCTCTCGATGGCGATGCGAATGCCGAATGACACGGCGGCAATGCCAAGCCACCCTGCCAACACATACAGCAACAGATCAGCGTTCATTTGGCCTCCTTGCTAAGCCGCGCCACTCGTCACTTCGCAGGGGGAACAGCGAAGCCACACCCCCCGGCGCCGAAGAAAGGCAATGAACCCACGAGGCGCCTGTCCAACAGGCTCGGATCTCACCGATGCCTTCCCCACGGTAGTCATACCATCCAGAGTGTTTTGGGTAGAACTCCTTGACGCGATACCACTTGGTTAATTTGGGCTTGGGCTTCATGCGAACATCTTCCTCAACTTGTCGAACAATTCCTTGGCCTGCGCGATCGTCAGCGTGGCGATCAACTCGTCGATGGAGTTGACCACGCGGGGAGCGGGTGCCACGGGCGCCGGAGGAGGCGTGATAGTGGCCTCCTTGCGAGTGAGCACGATCTTGGGCTTGGCGGCCTTCGGATTGCGCCCCGTAGGTGTGGGGGTGTTGCGGGCCTGACGCAGTTTGCTCAGTTTGACTGGCGAGTATTCCTGAAGGTTTGTAAAGTACGTGCCGTTGGGCGCGCGAGTGATGATGCCTGTGCGGGACATCTGCGACACCAGTGCAGATACGGATGAGTCCTTGTGCCCCTTGGCTACCAGAGCATCGCGGATCTGGCGGGTGGTGCGGTGCGGGTTGTCGCGCACATAGTTGAACGTCTCCCGCGTCACGTCAGTGGTGCGAGTAAAGAACGGGGGTAAGTTGGGTTTATGTTGTGTTTGCACGGTTTGCTCCGGTTGGTTCCATTCGTTGAGGACTGATTGCAGTGCTGATTTCAGATCAGGCATGGTGGGCTCCATCTAAGGCTTAGAAGAGTTCAAGTTGACGGTCGTCCGGGTGCGGACGTGGGGCTTGCGGATCGCGCTTGGCTTGCGCGTGTTGAAACTCGTCGATGTCCCGAAGGCGCATCTCCAGTCGCTCTCCCACGGCGCGTGCCAGGGCGTCGCCCTTCAGGTACACCATGTTCAGCAACTCCTCATCACTCAGGTTCTCGTATCTCATTTGCGTGCATCCTCAAGGTCAATGAATGTGGTCAGTTGATGGTTCTTGTCGGTGCGGAACCACAGGATCTCGTCTGGTGGCGGCACGTTGGTCTTGCGTAGATGGCCGGATATCTTCGCCACCACGAGGATGGGCGCAAGCCATATCGGCACGTTGTCTGTGTTTCCACGGTCAGTCCACTCGGTGCCGTTGTGCCAACGCTTGATGAGATAGACATCCCCACGCCGCTCGTACCGGAACTCGTATTCGTCGTTTGTCATGCGGAAGAGTTTCCTTCTGTTGTCTCCGATGCGGGCACAGTCAGCCATGAAGAGCGGGTCTTCCCGATCTTCCTCATCCATCTCCTCAAGCCACTGCTGTTTGATTAGACCCATCGTCCACTCCCCAGTCGAATGCTGCCAAGATCGCGTCCACCTTCTGCTTGGTAGCCGCACGGGTACCGTCGGACTCTCGCAAGTCCTTCGGTGTTACGCCAGACAGAACTTCCTCCAGACGGCGCCGCGCCTTCTCCAGTGCAGGGTCGTTGGTGATGTTCATGTGCGTCAACAACTCGCACAACTCCACGGCGCCAGTGACCATGGTGTCGTGGAACTTGCGCTTCTTGCCGTCCTCTTCGATCACGAGTCGGTCGCTCAGGCGGGACAGCGCATCGTGCAGTCGAGTCCATGAGTCCTGCGCCGCCGCTTCCAACTGCTGCTCCATGCGCTTGTCGTACTGACGCATGAGGTCGCGTTGCACTTCGCTCTCGATGTCCAGTCGGAAGTCACCCGCCGTGGGCAGGGGAGAGAACGCGATGTCGAACCGGAACTTACGCGCCACCTGCTCACGGGTGGGGTACTCATCACGATCGAACAGCGTGCCCAACTGGAACGCGGCGGCGGCCACGAGCGTGTCGTACTTGTCGAGGAACGCCTCAACCAGACGGTTGAACTCAGCCTCATGCACATTCATCTCTGCCTTGTAGGACTGCAACAGGGCAGTGGGCAACAAGCGCGCGCCGTAGTCGTTCCAGGGCTTCGTGAGCCGGTAGTGGTCGGCACGTGCACGGGCTTGGTACTTGGTGATGGCGTCCAGTTCGGCACACTCTGCGAACAGAGACTTGTAGACAGACGCCGCCTTGGACGACTTCGCGCCCTTGGATTGCGTCACCTCGGCTTGCGTAGCCTTGTCCTGCTTGCGCCCCGAGTACAGGGATATTTGCAGGTCCACGAGCATGGCCGCACGTGCCACGCCTGCTACGGGATTGGTTTCGATGTAGTTCATTCTGATTTCTCCTGTTGCTTTTGAACGAATTTAATTGCTTCGACTTGCTCGTCGCTTACGACATTGATGGTTAGTTGCTCAAGAGGGTCGAAGGGTTGGATGATTGGCAGGTAGTTGTTGCCGCTTCCAGTAGTCCCCTTGCCGTTGCCAATCCATTTGGTTTGCATGCTCTCGGTTTTGCACAGCAGCGTTGACAACGCTTCCAACTGCTCGTACGTAAGCAGCACCGTGTGGTCGCTGATCTCGACTTTGAATCTCATACGGTTTCTCCTTCGATTTCAAACTTCACTTCGTTGATCTCGCACGACTCGATGAAATACTCCTCGGACGAGATGTGATCCCACTCCGACCGCAGGGCTTCGAGCAGGTCGTCGGCTTTATCCTGGGCGAACTCCCGCACCACTTCCTCGATGCCGGACTCTCGCCACTGGTCGTCTAGCAGTTCTTCCCATACCTCTTCATCCAACTCGGAGAAGATTCCGCGCGGCGCCATGAAGCGGGTGTTTTCCTGGATGTCTACCTCCAGGGTCTTGTTCCGCCATCCAGTCAGATACACCCGTGCCCACGAGCGGTCATGCTCCACGGCGAGGTACAAAGCCGGGTAGCGTTCATCTAGCCCCTTGCGCTTCATGAAGGGAGCGAGGTGAAACGAGCCCTGCCAAGCGGCATCAGCGTGGCCGTAGTCGATGCCCTCGAACTGGATGTCCGCCACCTGCACTCCCAACTCGTCCATCTGCTGTTTGAAGTCATCCTCCACCGTGTCCCACCACTCGTGGTACGGCCCGTTGTCGAGGAAGTTCTGATGCTCTTTCTCAAACCGCTTCGGGTCTAGCGCCTTGAGTTCGTGGATGTCTACTTCACGGGCGCTTGCCATGTTGAGCCTCCATCATGGTGATGACGGCGGCGATGCCGTCGAGCAGGGATTCATCTGCACCGACCACGTACATCATGCGTTCATGCGTGTCGGGCCCGGTGGGGTTCCACTTGTACATCGCGAAGGTGATGACCTTGCCGTTGAGCGCGTCCTCGATCTGCAAGTTCTTGAGGGCGTTGGGGGACGGGCGCTCCTGCCGGTCGTGACCAAGCAGTGTGGCGGTTTGTCCGAGGGGGCTTTTCGTGGCGACAAGCGCCGCGATTGCGTTCTTGATTCTGCTCATTTCATTCCTCCATC